TGCTGTCCAAGCCGCAGCATGCCGCGCAGATGCAGATCTACATGCACCTGACCGGTATCACTCGGGCGCTCTACATGGCGGTCTGCAAGAACACCGACGCGCTGCATATCGAACGGGTTGAGGCTGATCCTGCCATGGCTGAACGCCTGTTGGAAAAGGCAGGCCGTGTCATCTTCGCCCAGCACCCGCCCGCGCGGATCAGCGAGGACCCGGCTTGGTTTGAATGTCGTTTTTGCGATCACCACGCTGCCTGTCATGAGGGTGGCGCTGCCGCTGTGACCTGTCGGTCCTGTCTGCATTCTTCGGCTGTCGATGGCGGGTGGCACTGCGCCCGCCACGACCGGATGCTGGCTCCACCCGAGCAGCGCGCCGCCTGCGGCAAACATCTCTTCATCCCCGATCTCGTGCCGGGTGAGGTCATCGATGCGGGGGAGGATATCGTCACCTACCGCATGAACGATGGCTCCTCCTGGTCAAATGACGCCCGTGTCACGGAGGCTGCGCCATGCTGACCCTGCGCCCATACCAAAACGCTGCGATCTCTTCGATCTACGGCTATTTCAAGACCAACAAGGGTAACCCTCTGGTTGTCATTCCAACAGCCGGCGGCAAGTCGCTCGTCATGGCGTCCTTTATCGAAGGAGTGCTGAAGGCGTGGCCGGATCAGCGCATCCTGATCGTGACCCATGTGCGCGAGTTGATCGCCCAAAACCATGCCGAGATGATCGGGCTTTGGCCTGAGGCACCGGCAGGCATCTATTCGGCGGGCTTGGGCAAGCGCGAGGCGCAGGCCCGTGTTTTGTTTGCAGGCATCCAATCCATCCATCGCCGCGCCCATGAAATCGGACACACCGATCTTGTGCTGATTGATGAGGCCCATCTGATCCCGGGCAATTCCAGCACAATGTACAGGCGCTTTTTGGACGCCCTGCAGGTGATTAATCCCGCGCTGAAGGTGATCGGGCTCACGGCAACGCCGTTCCGAACGGGCAGCGGTATGCTGCATGAGGGGAAGGACGCACTCTTTACCGACGTTGCCTATGAGGCGCCGGTACGTGATCTCATTGACGCAGGGTTTCTGAGCCCACTGATCTCGAAACAGCCTGCCACGCGGCTGGATGTCTCAAAGGTCGGTACCCGTGCGGGTGACTTCATTGCCCGTGATCTGGCAGCCGCAGTCGATCAGGACGCGACGACGCGTGCGGCTGTTACCGAGATCATCACCCATGGAAAAGACCGCAAATCCTGGCTGGCGTTCTGCTCAGGCGTGGATCACGCACGCCATGTGGCCGAAGAGTTCGCGCGTCAAGGTATCACGTGCCGCACGATCTTCGGGGATACGCCAAAGGAGGAGCGCGATGCCATCATCGCGGCCTTCAAGCGCGGTGAAATCCGCGCACTGGCCTCGATGGGCGTGCTGACGACCGGGTTCAACGCGCCCGCCGTCGATCTCATCGCGCTGCTGCGTCCTACCAAATCCGCAGGGCTTTATGTCCAAATGGTCGGTCGCGGCACGCGCTTGGCTCCGGACAAGGAAAACTGCCTGGTTCTGGATTTTGCGGGCAATGTCCGCCGCCACGGGCCGATCGATCTGGTCCGCCCGAAACGCCCAGGCGATGGCGGGGGTGGCGAGGCCCCCACAAAGGTCTGCCCCGAGTGCGACAGCATCATTGCGCTCTCGGCAACGGAATGCTCGGACTGCGGTTATGTCTTCCCAGCACGTGAGGTGAAGATCGCCCCCACAGCGGCCACGCTCCCGGTTTTGTCTCCGAAGGTCCAATGGCTGCCAGTGCATGGTGTGTCCTACAGCCGTCATGACAAGCGCGGCGGGCTGCCCTCAATGAAGGTCACCTATAGCTGCGGGCTCAAGTCCTACAACGAATGGGTCTGTGTCGAGCATCAGGGCTATGCGCACCAGAAGGCGCTCGAGTGGTGGCGCAAGCGCGCGCCGGGCTGCCCGATGCCGCGCACTGTCGACGATGCCATTGCGCAGGCGGGGCAACTGGCCCGGCCAACCGCGATCTCGGTGCGCCCGTCTGGCCGCTTTCTTGAAATCTCCGGCTACAGGTTTGATCCATGCGCCACATCAACTCCGGCCTCTGCGCCGTCTGCCACCGGGAACCTCGCGGGTTTGGTTGGTTCAACCCGATATTCACAGTCTCGGACAAGCGGCGGGACCAAAGCCGCAAAAACCTCTGTTCTCGCATCTGCCAGAACATCTGTCACTGGAGGTCAGGCATGATCGATCCCACCCCAAATGAAATGCAGGCAATGAGCGTTGGCGGCCAATATGGTGGCGAATACCTCGAGAGTATCGGCAAATCGGATCTCGCCACCCTGACTGAGACCGAGTGGGATCGCTTCCTTGATGCGGTCATTACCGGATATTGCGATCAACTGCGCGCGCTGGTGGGACAAGATCGCACTCGGCTCGACGCTATGACACCGGAGGTGCCGTTCTGATGGCTGAGACATCGTATATGGCGCGGTTTGGCGCACGGCTGGTCACCAATGGCTATGGCATCCTGCCAATCGGCCCGGGTACCAAAAAGCCCGGGCAGTTCAAGCGTGGGGCGTGGGCGGACTATCCAGAATGGAACCGGCACACCGAGCGCCCGACCACGGAGGTGGAGGTGACGACGTGGTCGGCCTGGCCCGAGTGTGGCGTCGGGCTTGTTGGCGGTGCGGTTGCGGCCGTCGATATCGACGTTGTTGAGGACGCAGAACTTGCGCTTCGGATCGAGCAATTGGCGCGTGAACGGCTGGGAGATACGCCCGCACTGCGCATCGGTAAGGCGCCAAAGCGGATGCTGATCTATCGCACAGAAACCCCATTCCGGGGCATTAAGCGTCATCCGCTGGAGGTGCTTTGTCTGGGTCAGCAGTTCGTGGCCTACGCCAACCACCCGGACACGGGCGCGCCCTATGCCTGGCCAGAGGAAGGGTTGGCTGATCTCGATATCACGGAGCTGCCTGAAATCACCGCAGAGATGGCACGCGCCTTTCTCGATGAGGCCTATGCGCTGTTGCCCGAGGACTTGCGTCAACGTGGCCTCGCGACAGGATCAACAGGCACGGAGCACCTGCAGGCCCACAGCCAAATGGGGACATTGCCGGCCATTGAGGCTGCGCTGAAATGGCTGCCAAATGCAGAGTTGGATTATGACAGCTGGATGCGGATTGGCATGGCGCTGAAGGGAGCGCTTGGTGACGCCGGGGGCGATATCTTTGCCGGCTGGTCAGCGCAGGCGGCCAAGGATGTGCCTGCGGCGACCGCTAAGGCCTGGGCCAGCTTCAAACCCGACCGGATTGGTGCCGGCACGATCTATCATCTCGCGATGGAGCGCGGATGGCAGCCGGGAAGCGATCTGCGCCTTGATGGGGCCACTGTTTCCGATGGCGAGCATCCAGCGGCGGGGCTGCTGTCCACGCTCGGAGAGCAGTCCGAGGGTGATCAGGGCCCTCCGGCCACCTCGCCATTCACGCTGGTCATGCCCGATGGATTGGTGGGCGATCTGACCGACTACATGCTGTCGACAGCCCGGCGTCCTCAGCCGTTGTTGTCACTCGGTGCGAGCCTTTGCGCTCTCGGTGCGCTCATGGGGCGGCAGTATCGCACCGAGAGCAACCTGCGCTCGAACCTCTATGTCGTGGGCATCGCCGACAGCGGATCGGGAAAGAACCACGCCCGTGAGATCATCAACGAGGTCTTCTTCGAGGCGGGGCTGGCCCATCATCTCGGTGGCAACAAGATCGCCTCCGGCGCGGGGCTTTTGACCGCGCTGCATCGCCAGCCTGCGATCCTCTTCCAGATCGATGAGTTTGGCATGTTCTTGGCAGCGGCGGCCGACCGGCGGCGCAGTCCGCGCCACATCACCGAAATCCTCGACAACATGACCGAGCTTTACACGGCCGCGGGTGGGATTTTCCTTGGTGCGGAATATGCCAACCGTGATGGCTCAAACGAGCGGCGGGATATCAATCAACCCTGCCTGAGTGTTTATGGCACTACGACGCCTTTGCACTTCTGGGGCGCATTGCAGGGCGCAAACGTCGTCGATGGCTCGCTCGCACGTTTCCTGATCCTGCCCAGTGATGAGGATTATCCGGACGAAAATATCGCCGTGGGCATGCGCCAGGCTGATCCTGCGCTGATCGCCGGGTTGCAAAGCGTGGCCTGCGGTGGTGGGCACCAGAAAGGCAATCTTGCAGGCAAGACGGCCGATCAGAACACCTCTGTGAATCCTACTGTCGTGCCGATGACTGAGGAGGCCCGTGCGCGTTTCAAAGCGCTGAGCGCCGAATTGACGGGGGAGTTGCGGGCGGCAGCTGGGACGGCCTTCACGGCGATCCTGGCCCGCATTGGGGAGAACGCATTGAAACTGGCGTTGATCGTCGCGGTCGGGCGCGATCCGACAAACCCTGCGATCGACCTCTCGGCCGCAGATTGGGCCATTGATTTTGTGCGCCATTATGCGCGGCGGACGATTGCGGCGGTGGAGCGGCATGTTGCGGATACCGAAACAGAGGCCCATCTAAAGCGGCTCAAGGAAGTCATCCGTGCAGCTGGATCAAGCGGGATTACCAAATCCGAGGTTACACGGGCGTCGCAGTGGTTGAAATCACGCGACCGAAATGAGATCCTCGAAACGCTGATAGAAAGTGGTGACATCACCACCGGCATGCGCGACACTGGTGGTCGCAGGGCCATGGTCTATCGGATCCTGACGTGAACAATAGACTTCTTTCAAAACGGGATTTTCTTCAATTGAAAGAAGTCGGGATCTAAGTTGCTGTTCAGGAACGGATTTTTCACTTCTTTCACTTCTTTCAATCTTTCAAGGGGACACATGTATATATGTGTATTCTCGCGCGCGATGAGGTGGAGGGAGAGGTACCTATTGAAATATAAGTAATATTGAAAGAAGGTATATTATACATACAGTTCAACCCCTTACAGGCTAACTTCTTTCAAATTGGCCTGTTGAAGGAATTGAAAGAAGTGCCGGGCGGCTTCGTCGCCCCGCGCCTGACCTGACCAGACCACCCTTCGGGGCCTGGCGAGACCGCAGCCTTCACCGGCCAGCCCTCTCGCCTCGCTCATCAAATCGAAGAGGAGGTCTGCATGACCCAACCTACACAAGCCCCGCGCAGTATCCTTG